CATTAAGTAATTCAGTACGTTGAGCATCAAGTGGAGCAGTATCAGCACCAGTACGGGTAGCGATAGCGTATTGCTTATCTAGTTCTTCTAAAGCCGCATTACGTTTAGTGCGTACTTCAGATAGTAGAACGTCTTTAGCTTCAACCATATTCACGCCAATCTTAGCAAGTGACGCTGTAGTGTCGTGCTTCCAAATATTGCGTAAGGTTCTATCAGATGGGATAGCAGATACGCCTACAATTTCAAAAGATAATCCAGCTGGTACAGTGCTTTTGGCTAGTGCTTCATAGTCTGTAATGTGTGGAGCAGGAACAACAATAGAAGTTCCACCGTTTTCGTTTGTATAGATTATTCTTTTCATTTTATTATTTCCTGTTAGTTTCCAAATGCAATAATTAAAACTAGCGAAGCATCGTAAAACGCACCATTATTTACAACGGTAACGTCTATGGCTGTAGTAGATACTGAGTTAACCTTAGCAACTTGCGCCCCAGTGAGAGTATTTGCCGTCACTGAAGCTACTGCGTCATTATCGGCAAGTGATGTATTAGCAACAAACAAACCAACCCCATTATCAGTAATACTAGAGACATTATATGCACTATTAATGACTACTGTTCCTGTGCCATCAAAATTAACCCAAGCCTTTGCAAGCTGTACATCTTGATTAGTCAGTGTATCCACTGTTAGATTAGACATGATTATGTATTCCCGTGGATTTGAACGCCGACTAGAGGACTATCTAAAGACGCGCTAGTAGACTCATTAAAGCAATGTAACTCTAAGCTAGACGCGGTATATATATAGGATGTCTCACCAAAACTCATATTAGCTCTAACAGATGTAACTCCTTTGCACGTTGCTGACGCACTATAGTTAGCATCAGCCATATTATTAGTAAAGTTAACTGTGTAATCACCCACACCATTATCAGTAATAGAGCTAACATTACCACCAGCTCTAATAGATACCGTACCTGTTCCATTGAAATTAACCCAAGCTAAACAAGGGTAGAAGTCTTTTGTTCCTGCTTGATTCTGCCAAGCATTAGCTTTAATTGTACTCATATTAAATCACCACCCAATTAGAACCGGTAGAAACTGTAACGGTTATGCCAGTATTAATAGTTATGTCTCCTGTAGACATTGCGTTACGACCTACTGGAATTGTATAATCAGCGGTAACAGTTTGACCATTCTCTAGGAATATCTCATCTGCTCCACCACCTGTTGCGCCGCCACCCACTGCACCCCATGCAGAGCCGTTATACCCTTCAAACGCTAATAATGTGCTGTTATATCTAAAATATCCAGCAGACGGAGAGCCATCACGCTGTCCCGTAGTGCCGGACGGTAATATTGCTGAGCCTGTCGGGGCGCTTCTGAATAAAATATCAGAATCAAAAGCCTGAACAGTGACACCTATATCAGCGGTTTTTAAAGCCGTGGTTAAATCATCTGTAACAAGGAACTTGTTAATCCAAGCTGTATTAGCCGCGTTTCTTTGTTTGACAATGCCAGAAGTTGTATCTACCCACCACATATAGGCGTATAAATCAGTAGGCTCTACTCCTCCGCTATTGTTTGAAACTATTGCCGCCGCCAACTGATTTAAGTCAGATAGAAATGACAGCCCCGATTGGTCAGCAATTAAATAATCATGTTGTGCCATTTAATATCCCCGCGCTATATAATCAAAGGTGCGACTTACTGTCGCGTTTCCTGAATCTTTAAATATTATATCAAATCCTTGCAAGCTTTTGTTGCCTATAGTGTAATAATCTCCGCTGGACATATTTTGAGCAGTAATGCCGATTGCTGGCAAGCCAATAAAATCAGTAGCATAAATAATTGATTTTGTCGCTACGCCGCTTGATATATCGTCTCCACTGGCTAACCTGTCAGGCATATCAACGGTAATCGAAACTGACGGAATGACAATATTATGAGTCTCATATCCAGATTCAAGAACTAATTTATATTGAAACGCGCGAGCAGTATAATCCCCAACAACAAATTTTGACCATAGCCCAAATATTGAATTATCGTCTGACTGACGAATATATAAAGTAGCATCAACATCATCAATGTCGCCGCCTGCAATGCTTGCCCACGTTGAAATAAGCGGCCTATTTGCAATGGTTGAGGACAAGTCAACGCCTTGGGCTGTAATTTGAGCAGTTATTCTTGACGTCTGCACGCTACCCAAATCAGTGCTAGAGGCAAATAAATATTCTCCGTAAGGACTTATTCCACCGATTTGAGACAGTAAGCCCCAAGTGCTAATTAATCCTTCGTGTTCCGTTATCGTTTCAGCACTATCTAAAGTCAATCCTTCGGCTATTTGAATCGTCTTTGTCTTTGCGCCGTTAAACGCTGGGCTCTCGGTAATTGTCTCAACAAAATTCATTGCCAAAATCTTTGGCGCATTGGTTGTCACAAAAACAGCACTTGCACTTTTATTTCCAGTGCTGTCAATGAATTTAGCAAGATACGTTCCGCCCAGTAACGGTAGTGTTACAGTAATAGTTGCGCCTGATATTTCGCCGCCGATGTCAATTGAATTCGACCACTCTGGATTCACGGCATCTAGTGAGTGTCTAAATAATATTTTTCCGCCAACCAACACGTCCAAATCTAAAGACTTTTCCCACGTTAATATTGCGTTGCCAGAAATAGCTTGCAATGACAATCCATTAACAGATGAGGGCGGTACTGTTAATCCGTAGACAACAGCAGACAGCACGGCAGGAATAGAGCGAACACCCAAGGAATTAACCGACCTAACTTTAATCTCGTAATTTCCCGCTTGAACAGGCTCAATATCCACTGAATTACTAAGTGCAGTTATTAATTTCCAGTTACCATCGCCCGCGCGATACTCAACTTCATAATAAATATCGCTTCCGTTCCAGCTTATAGTTAAACGCGCCCCAACGATAGAATTAGTTATTAAATAAAGAGACTCATTAACCGTTAAATCGGTCGGTTTACTTGGAACGGTATTAAGGCTTGAAGTAACTAGTTCTTCAAGAATCAAGCCATCCTCAATTGCTGAATATTTGTCAGCACGGTATTCAAGCCCCGTTATTACCGCTTCAAAACCTTCCTCCTCAATGGACATTACGCGCCACTGCTCAGGGACTAAACTAGAAGCGCCTAATACCCAGATAGAGTCATTTAACGGAGTATCAGTTAATGCGCTTGATAATATTAATACAGAAGTTGAGCCTGCTCCATTGCTGACCGTAGCACTCTCAACAGCCCCGTCAGGCATGATTGCCCATGCAGTATAAATAGAGCCTGATACGATAGTTACAGGAGCATCTATCGTCAATGACGTTGTTGTTGCGGCTATTAATCTGCCGCCCATTCTGCTTCCAGAACGAATCGGGTCGGTTGTCTGAATAACTTCACCGATTCCAATATTTAAACCGTCAAGCCCGCATTTAAAAGTGACCGTATCTGTTTCCATTTTTTCAGTAAAAAGAATCGATTTACCGAAACGATTTGCCTGTCCTCGAGACGTGCAACCAAACGCTGAAACGTCTTTTCTAATGAGGCCAAATTGAGCAATTGAATCTTCATCTTCAACATATTCAACCGCTTGCTTGTAAGAGTCCTTTGGGTCATTCCATATAACTGAAACCGCTGTCGCTCTGGTACGTTGACTAGAGCCTGAATAATTGAATGCCCCGCCTATCACATTAGCCGGAGTAAATAACGCAACAGGAAGCTTAGGAGAGTCCTGCACGGCTGTTACTGCACCGCTTGACCAATATGACATTGCCGCGAATGATGAAGATAACGCCTGAATCACCTTATACGCTTCTTCTTGGGACTGAATGTATACGTTGCAAGTGTAGCGCGGTTCTAAGCCGCCAAAACCATCATCAACAAATTCATCACAATACTGACCTATCTCATAAAGCGCCCATTTATCAATAATATCAGCGGTGACATAACTCCCCAATCCATAACGCTTTTCAATTATTAAATCATAGAATATCCAAGCGGGATTATTACTGTATTCAGTAATAAATGTGCCGTCCCAGATGCCGGAATAAGTACGTGCAACAGGGTCATAATTACTAGGGACTCTAATAATAATCCCTTCAATTTCATAGCCCCGTGTCGGTATAGAATTATAGAGCGAACTATCTAACGACAATGCCATTATCGCGCTATTAGGATAAGAAAACTTTGCATCAACGATTTCCGTATAGCTGTCCCAGAATGTTTCATTCTGCAATGCTTGGCTTGTGCTATCATCGGTTATTCTAGTAAACCGAATATCCCAATTTGAGCCAGTTGGTAACGGCACTCTATAAGAGCGTTGGTACTTGCTCGATGTCTTTCCGGATATAATGTCCGTCCCAATATAACTCGTATATTTACCGTCAACTGATAGCGAGCCAACTCCAGAAGTAATTACAGCGCGAAACTCGTAAGCCGCTTCAATAGCAGGCTCAAAAGATGCTGTTTTTTCTTGCGTTGGCGCTGTTTTAATATAGGTAAAGGTCGTGAATGGATAAGTGCCTATTTGGGTTTTTGTAGTATAACCTGTGCCGCTAAAGCTTTGTGTTGTCAGTGGAATCCATGTTGTATTACCGACTTGTCTATAATCAATTCTTGACGCGCATGACTGAAATGTTTGCGCTGTTGTTCCTGTCCACCTGACGGATAAAGATGCACCAATCATACTGACAGTTAATGATGAAGCTATATTCCCAGATACGGATAAATTTTTTGTTGCCTGCCCTAGCTTGACAGGTAAAAACCCACCGCCATCAGTTTGAATTTCTAATGAAATAGTGACACTTGTTCCTGCGATATCGCCCGTACTTACGTTTTGCCTAGTTAATCTTGGAACAGAAGCCGTCACCCTTACCGCGCTTAAATCAGCTCCCGATATAGAGCGGACAACTGGCGATGCTTTGGTAACTTTTGCGCCTACATTTTGTTCA